CAAGGATGGTAATGACACATTAGCACAGATAAATTCTATACATATTTCTAGAAATAATGTGTACACCTCAAATGATACATTCTTTGTATATCTAAAGGATGAACAGGGAAATTCAAAGTCAGCATCATATACAAGCCAGATAGATCAACTTGAAACAGATATATCTACAGAGCTAATAGGTGCATTAAATCTAACAACAGATGAGGATGGAGATTTTACTACTGCACAAGATTTATCTAATGTAGAGTCAGGAGTAGTTACAAGTATGTATGTAACAAATGCTGCTGGAGATAATGATACTATGAGGGTTAATGTTGATTTGATTTCAAAGGGATTTAATATAGGGGATATTATAACTTTTCAATGTCCAGCTAGTGGTGTAGGAATAAATTATTCAACAGGCTCTATATATCATAAAATTGTGAGTATGGACACAGTCCATGGAGCTACAACTTCAGGCTATACCCAATTTACAATAGAAACAACAGCAGGAAATCTATCTCATGATTTGCTTTATAATGCTCTACAATTTTCTTCTCCTGGAACAAGTGAGCACACATCTGTAATTGAAAACATTACATCAAGTGCAATTAAATATACAGGAAGGGTCCCTACTAGCCCTGAAATGCAACCTTTAATATATAGTGATGCTTATGCTGTATCTCAAGTTAGTGTCTTGGAATTTATAAATGATGTTGATTCTGGTAAATCTAATAATAATATTTTCATAAGAACTAAAGATATAGATTTTGGAAACCCTTCTAGTATAAAGAAGATATATTATATTGATATTAGTTATAAGTATTCGAATGTATCAGCAAATTTAGTAGCAAATTCTTTAAGGGTATCTGCATATCTTAATAATAGTAATAGTAATCCAATTGTTCTAAATAATACTGATCCTGATGATGGAAGATTTGATTTATCTCCATCTCCTAATGGATTTACTACAAAAAGATTATATTTTTCTTATAACATATCAACAGATATAAGCTTGCCGATAAGTGCTAAAAGTATTTCTTTAAGTTTAGAATCGCTATATGATATGAAGAATTTTGCATTAAATGATATAACTATTGTATTTAGAGACTTAAATAGATAATGCCAAATAGCCCTAGACATTTACATCACACAAAAGCATTTAGGACTACAACAGGAGTAGGTAAGCCTAGGCCAAACGAAGGATCTAATGGTGACATGACAATAAGAGCATTAGAATCTGGTTTATATTTCTTTATCAAATATGGAAATCTTTGGTACAAAGGAGGAAAGTTAGAAGTCTATAATCCAAAAGATAGTTCTGGTGGCAGGCTTGGAGGTTTAGCTGATAGCTCAGGAGGATTGCTAGGGGCTGGCTCAAAGCGTTTTGGAAAATCAAATGATATGGTAATTAATAGTGGATCTAAATTATTATTTGGTGCAAAGAAAAATGTAAAGAAGTCGCTTTTAGATACCAGAAATTATATACAATCAGGAAATGCAAACACTTCAGGTTCTCTTGGTAATAAATTTTCTAGAGATTTTTTAAAAATGGTGATTGGTGGCAGGGTTATGATTCAACTTGATGAAAACTCTGCCAATTCTAGAATAATAGCAGGGAATAGTTCTAATAAAGCAGCTTTTCAATCTAATCAATTTTATGTTAGCCATGCATATAATGTTACTTTAGCGGATGTTTATACCAAGATCCATACTGACAATGAAACATCTATAATATTAACATGTGGAGATTCTGATAATCAAACTAATCTTCTATATTTAAAAGAAAATGGTGGTGGCGCGAATGACTATATAGCTATGCCAGCTACAGCGAAGTTCTATTTAGATGGAGGAAATAATACATATATACAAGAAGCTAGTGCAGATCATATAGCAGGAGTTGCTGGAGGCGTACAAACATTTGAACTCGACAATACATCGTTAAAGATTGGGGCAAATTTAAATATAACTATAACAGATGCTAAGATTGCATCTAGTGCAGATCTTTCAATAGATTCTGGTGGAGATTTATATTTAGATACTCATGATGAAGAGATATATTTTCAACATCGATCCGCTACTTTTGGATATTTATCAGCTGCATCGTCAAAGACTCATTTTAGATTATATGAACAATCTGGATCACCTGCTGATTATTTTAATATTACAGTAGGGGGAAGTGCTTCATCGGCTATAACCACTGTAAATGCTGGTGGAGCTGCAGCTAATTTAAGTTTAGATATTGATGGATCTATAACTTTAAATTCAGCTACCGGGGTATTTATATCTGAAATGGATGGGACTGAATTTAGCGCTTCTAACAGCGCATATGCTGGCATGATATTGGGCTATACAAGATTAGAAGGAGATTTAACTAATCAAAGTTCTTTTGAGATACAAGATTCCTTAACAGTTGAAGATGATACGCATAAAATAACATTCAAAACTCCACCAAGTGAATATGTAGAGATAGAAGCACAAATGTTTATTAATGTGCAAAGTACAGATACAAATTTAGATGTAGGATTATCTTCTGCAAATGCAACAGATGGATATACTACTGTTAGTCAAGAACTTGAATATGATTATGGTTGTTATTTTTCTGATGATGAATTAGATGATGATGTTTTAGTATTGAAATGGGTATTAGGTCCTTCACATTTAGCATCTATAGGTGGAGATAATACATTTTGGATTGGTTTTGGTACATCAGGAGTAAGTAAAAGTTGTTATTTACAATATGGATTAAGATCAGCAAACAATATTGCTTATCCCCCTTTCATAATAAAAGCTACTGCATTACCAGCAACAATTTATGACGGTCAATAAAGGAGAGATAATGGATTTTGATAAAACATTAGAAAGGCTAGAGATTCAAAAAAGCCAATATGAAGTATCTATAATTAAACTTCAAGGAGCTATAGAAATCATTAGTCAATTAAAAGATGAATCGGAAAAGAAAGATAAAGAGAAGAATAAATAGTGTTGGAATTATTATTTATAAAAGGGTATATTACAAGGATTTCTAAGGAGAAAAATCATGTCACAGAGTAGAGCAAAGGCATTTATAAGAAGAAAAGCGTTAGAAGATGCACAAAATTTATATCAGCAATCTGAGGATTTGACTGAAAGCAATCAGGAGGCCATGAGAAATGAATCTATAGGATCATTTATAGGTAGATGGGGAGCTCCATTAGCTTTAGCTTGGCTGAGTGGAGGAACAGCTCCTTTATGGTCGTATCAAGCAGCAAGTGCAGCTGGAGACTATGCCGGAGGAGAGTTAGGGGAAAGCTGGGAAGGTGGACTTGATTTTTCAGGAAAAGGAGTTCAAGGAGGTGAAGCTATAAAGCCTGTAGGATTTAGAAGCGACATAAGAAGAGACTTAAAGACAAGTTATGATGATATGTATGGGCAATTTGATGAAGGACAGAAAATGGATGCATTGCAAACATTTCTTACATCATATTCAACATTTGGAGGTGGGCCTTTTACAACATTAGGAGGACAAGAGGGAGGTCTTATGTATCAGATGGGTCAACCTGGTAAGTTTACTCCTGGAGCAAGTCTATTTAAGTTGTTTGGTGTAAATAATGATAATGCTGATGCTGATCCTGATATGGAGTTCTGGGAAAAGATGTTAAAAGATTCTATTATGCCTGATGAGTCTACAGATGTAAATCAAGTGAATCTTCTTAGTTAATATGCCTAGTAATCCTTACTCATCCCTATACGATCAAAATCCATACACTGAAGCTGGATCACTTGGAGGTACCGGCTTAGAAGATCTATACTCTACTTATAGCGAGTATGCATCTTTAATGGGTGGAGAAACAGATTTCGAATATCTAGGACAAACATTTGGGTTAGATATCTATGATCAAACTCAAGAAAATATATTAAGAGAAAAATTCAGAGAAGATTATAGGGATTTTACTGGAACTATAGCAGATATATATGAGACAGGAAAGACAGCTAGACGAGAGCAAGAGTCTAAAATAGGTAAATCTGGATTTGCAGGATCTGGAATGGGAATGTCTTCCTTCCAATCTTCCATTGCAGATCAAATGAAAAATCTTAAAGAAAGCTTTAAAGCTACAAGATTAGATTTATTAGATGATATATCAGGGCTTAGGTCTGATTATCAAGAAGATGTATATGATGTTTATGAGACATATCTTGCTGCATATCCAGAGTATGATCATGAACAATCTGCTTTAATATCTGATTGTTACAATGAAGGAAAAGAATGGGTTGATGGTGAATGCATAGAGATGGGAGAACTATCAGATGATTGGACATTAGAAAATGAAGTATATGGGGATCCACCTCCAGGAGCCGGATTAGGACCATTAGAATGCCAGGAACTCGCTGGATGGTCATATGATTATCAAAAAGGTGAATGTACCCAGGGAGGGATAACGCAAGATGATATTCCAGGGAATCCTGATGATGATATAGCAGAATGTCAAGCTATTGGAGGTCAATGGGATTATGGTAGTGGCGGTGGATGCATAACTATGGAGGAACAAGGGATAGATTTAAATAATCCTCAATTTGAAGTAGATGGAACAGCATATGATATTCAATGTCCAAGTGGAATGGAATATGGTCAAGATGGTTCGGGGTATTGGGGATGCATTGATCCTAATTATGAGGGGCATTTCTTAGGTAATACATATTGGACAGAACAAGGTTCATATGGAAGTGGTGTAGATGAAGCTGAATACCAATGGTGGTTGGATCAAGGAGAGACCTTTATAGATGATCCGGGAGCACCTCTTGGAAGTACTTATGAAGACTTTTTTGGAAGCCCTCATCCAGACTTAGGATACACTGCTTATTATTGCGATATGCATCCATTTAATCCTAATTGCCAATAAGTGAAAGGTTTTTGCTATGAGTTATTTTAACACAGATTGGTTAAGCGATGATAGACTAAGCATTAGTGAAGGCGTTAAACTAGACGAGTTTGGGAATCCCATAGATACTCCTGATTTAGAGAATATAATGAAGGACCATCTTGTTGAAGAAGGTTATGTTTTAGATCCTGGATTAAGCGGCATAGATGAATATATTGATGAAGATTATCTAGCGATACTTGGTTCTGATTCTCTTAATCTTGGGGCGAAATATGATATAGGAGGAGAAGGAAAGGAAGAAGATTTTATTACTGGGCAAAAACTATGGGAAATGTCAGGAGCTGAAGGCATTATAGGTAGAGTTGATGCATATGATAAATTTAATGAGAAGAATAGAAAAAGTAAAGCTATATCAAATATAAACCAATCAGTAAATAAGATAGAATCAGCTCAAAGAATAGCTGGAGATAAAACAGTTTCACTGCAACAGGTAATTGGAAAATCAGGGTTTGCAGGAAGTGGTAATAAATCTCAAATGCTTGAGTCTCATTATGGTGATGTTTCAAGAACTGTAAAAGGCTTAACTGGAGATATAAAAACAAGTATGCTTGGATACGAATCTGATGTTCATAAGCTTAGAAAAGCTCATATAGATGATATTTGGTCTCTTTATGGAGATTGGCTTGATATGGCCCCAGAAACAGGCAAACAAGTTGCTGGATTAAGTAATCAAGGTGCTGTTGAAGTAGCACAAAATATCTGGGATGCTGTTGGACCTTTACTCCCAGATGAGATTATGACTGCTGCTGGAGGTTCATCAGATTTGGTAGAACAAGCACTTAATGAGCTTGCCATACAAGGAGGGGCGACTGGATTTGACTTGATGGAACAAGAGGATGATTGGGATGCTCCTAATACAGGCGGTCAAGGGAATGCACTTGTAGATATTGTAGATGCTGTCTGTGCATCAGATATGTTCGGCTGGCTTTGTGATTAGGCTTGTATGATTAATATAAAATTATGGAGAAATAAGTGGCTAGAAGAGAAAGTATAGTTCAACAAAGATTAGCAGAATTATCTCAGTCTATTGAAAGAAATCGTTCAGCAGCTTTTGCAACTGAGCGAGCTAATGTTCTTGCTAGCGAAAGAGCTTTAATAAATTTAGAAATACAGAATTTAAGCAATAACATAGCAACGCTAGAGAGCGATGTTAAGACAAAGAAAGATGCTCTTGAAAAAGCTTCTGGCAAAAGATATAATCTTCCAGACGAAGCTAAAACTCAAGGGTTTGAAGAATATACTACTACTAGTTTTCAACCTTCCCTTGAGGGTTTAGTCAACAAAATTAATTCAATGAAGGAAAATGAATCTAGATTAAAGGAAGAGTCAAGGCAAATAAATACTCTCTTAATGGGTCCAATAGCACAAATGCAAGCATGGCAAAAAGGTATGGGAGTTGATCCATCTTTGTATGGTGATGTTGATATTATAGACCCGCAAGATATTAGTTTAGAAGCATTCAAGGAAACCTACGGAGACCAATACAGTCAGTTTGATGAAAGCTTACAGCCATTCATTGAAGGAGCGCAAGAGAAAATATTTTTAGAGCAAGGCCTTAATAGGCTAGAGGCACAAAGACAAAGCGCAGAACTAAATAAGAATTTAATTGTAAGTAAAAATGAGTTAATTAGAGCACGTGCAGATCAAGCTGGCATAAATAGAGAATTATTAATGGAGGACCTTCGAGAGACAAATCAAAATGCAGGGCTATTGATAGATATAAATCTTCCAGCAAACTTTTTATCAGACTTTGGGCTTCTAGAAAATAACTTTGCAGCTCAATATGGAGCTTACTTGAAAGACCCAGACAATAAGGAATTAAAAGAGGCATCAGATCAAGCTGAACAAGAAGTAGAAAGAGCAAGATACAATTTAGGTAATGTACTTACTGGAAAAACAGGTTCTTATGAGGCTGAAAAAGAAAGATTACTTAAGCTCGAAAATGATAACCCAGAATTATATCTTATAGAGAAACGATTATTTGATGATGTAGTTAATATTGGAGAATCATTTAAAGACAATATAGATAGTGGAACCTTAGGATATGGAAAAGGTCAAGGGGATACTACATCTATACCTTACATTAAAAACTTAATTTTTCTTTGGGATGAGTACTTAAGTGATCCCGAAGCTAATGTAAATTGGAAAGGACTAGAGCAACTAACTGGAATTAGACAAGAAGACTGGGAAGAAACTATAGGTTTATTAAAGCATACAAATACTACTTATAATGTGACAGCAAGGAAGATAGCTGCTTTAGGTATGGACCCGAATGCAGAACAATCTGAAATACAGGAAGGAACTCCTGAGGATTTAAATGTTAATCCACTTGATCCATTTGATGATGATTTTGGTTTTCCATCTTATGATCCTGTTGGAACGCCTCAAGAATTTTCTCCTGAAGTTCAAGCTATATTAGACGAGATGACAGGTGAGCCAGATCCAAATGTAGGACTTTTTAGAAGAGATGGTAGTACTGCTAACCTTTTCGAGAATATAATCAATCTTAATGATATTGACACTACTGCATTTTTAGATACTGATGTAACAGATAGCATAGAGAATATAAATACTGAAGCTGAATATATGGAGCTTACCGCTCCAAAACAGTATCGAGAATGGCAAGATTTATTATTGCAAGCTGAAGATATAAGAGAGCAAAAAGACTCATTACAAACTGAGCTCACAAGAATGCAAAGTATGGGTTCAAAAGCATATATGGCAGAATATGAAAGTGATTTTAGGTCTAGAATGGCTATTAAGAATAAAGATCCATTAATTTCTGGATTTCCTTATGAAATGGCTGATGGAGGCGTAGAATTATTTAAAAGCTTTCAGGACCAATCTTTTGAGATGACAGAAGGGATTGAAGGTTTTGAAAATCAATTAGGAGAATTAGGATTTACAGATGAAGGTGGAGATCTTCTTGATATGATTTCATCGGGAGTTAGTAGATTTATGGGAACAGATTCACTTTCAAAATTGAATGCAGAAATTGTGCTAAGAGAAAAAATGAATAAAACATTAGGAGATTTTTCTAGGAGTTATGCAGACAATAGTGTTGAACATATTTCAAATTTAGAAGCTCAACTAGGAGTGTCTAGAGATACACCTTTATTTAAGATAAATACTCAAGAATTGGCTGAGGCAGTAGCTCAAGCTGAAGGATATTATAACACTGAGGAACAGAATTTATCTCAAGGAAATTCTCCTTTAAATCCTAGCCAAAGAAATAATAATCCTGGCAATTTAAAATTTGCAGGACAAGCAAATGCAATAGGAGCAGATGAGAATGGTTTTGCTATTTTTGAAACAGAAGAAGATGGATGGGCAGCACTAGTAAAACAATTAAAATTAAACCAATTAAGGTCAAAGAATTACTGGGCAGATAATGATCCTGAAAGAAGAAAATTAAAAGCTCTTTCTAATCCAGATCTTATAGCACAATTCAATGAATTGTTTCCAAATTAGGTTGAGAATAAATTATTTTTATAAGGAATAACGCTTTATGATGACACGCGAAGAGCGATTAGCTTTAGAGCAACGCAAAAGAGAGCTAGAGAGACTTCAGCAAGAAGAAGCTCAAAGACAAGAAGAAGCCCTTGGTGAGGACAGGGGCTTTGTTGATACTCCAGTAGGAGATCTTCTTGGAAACTTTGCATGGGGTTTTGGGGAGTCGCTTGTTCTTCCAACGGTAGCTGATATAGCATCTAAGGGAGAATTATCTAGAAGCTTTGGTTCAGATGAATGGAAGGATGAATCTTTAGCTGGTAAAGTTGGATATGCTTTAGGTACAGGTGCAGGTATTATAAGTGGTATAGGTACAATAGGAAAAGGATTAGGAGCAATATCTAAATTGGCCAATGCAGGAGTTAAACCTGCTGGTAAAAAAGTAGCTAAAGAAATATTTGAAAAAGGTGGCCAAGAAATAGGTGAAGAGCTTGGTGAGGATATTATAAAGACAGGCAGAAAGGCTATAAAAGAAGGGTTAGATGCAGAATTAAATGGCGTTAAACCATGGTCATACTTTACAAGAAGAGCATTAAAAACTAATCCTCTTGCAAACCCTAGGATAGAAGCTCAGGCAAGCAAAATAATGACAGAAACTTTGGTTGAGAATATTCCAAATATCAATCCGCAGCAATTAACAGCATTAACTAAAATGGCATTAGGCGAAGCTGGAGAAAGCTTAACTAAAACATTTGGAAACTCTATATCCACATCTTTACGTGCAGCGGGTGTAGGTCCCAGAATATCTCAAATAGTTGGAGATTCAGCATATGAAGCAGTATTACTTGGAACCTTTGATACTTTGGTGGGTGAAGCTGGTGAAATAGCTGCTAATATTTATGAACTAGAAGAATCAGATGCCCCTGGATTATTTAAACCTTGGTATGCAAGAGCTTTACATGGGGCTGCTTTAGGCTCCGTATTAGCCCCTACACGATACATTCCTGGCGGTAAGGCAGTACAGTTCGGGAAAAGTGGAATGATGGCTGATATAGGGCATATAGGAAGAGGCTTTAGAAATAGATTTAGAAACGTAGAAAGAATGACCCCAGGACAATTGCAGTTATCTTTAAAGACGATGTGGGGTGGTGCTGGTAAACCAGTATCTTGGTTGAGTAATGTTAAAGGATTTTCTACATCATTACTTGACGGCAAGTTAAAGCCTGAGCAGGTAGATATATTAAGGCAAGCATTTAGACAGGTTAAGAAAGAAGTATTTCCACATAGAGATGCTCAAGGAAAGTTAAACAAGGGATTGATCGCAAACCTAGCAAGTGAAATAGGAAGAGATGGAGCAGAGTCCTTTTGGAGAGCTTCTATTGGATCTCTCCTTATGAATGGGACCATGTATTATGAATCAAGAGATATTATAGGGACAGAAGATTATCCTTATGATAAGTTATTAGCAGATCATTATATAGGAATGATCTATATGAAGAGAGGCAAAACATTTGAGGGTAGACCTAAAATGCCTAGATTCTTTGAAAAAACAGGAGTAGATGGTACAGGCGGAGAAATTAATTCATGGGTTAAAACTATGGATATATTAGGATATAAACCTGAAGTATTAGATAAAATTGCTGGAATGGCAAGGGTTGCAGATAATGAGAAGGCAATAGGGAAAGTAAGTAAGGCTGTTGATGAAAATTCTCCTGAGCTGAAAAAAATACATGATAAAGTTAGAGAAAATCTTGCAGATGCAGATGAAATAATAACTACATTAAATGCTGATAAGACTGGTGCAGTTCAAATATGGCAAGTTCATGCTCATAAAAAGATTGCTGATCTAACTGCTCAAATAGCAGCTGAAAAAAATACTTCTAGGAAATCAGAATTACAGGCAGAATTAAAGTCTTTTAAAGATCAATTTTTTGTTGCAAGTAAATTACAAGACTCTGGAGAAATAGGAGCTGGATATAAAAAAACTCGTCCTATGACAGCAGAAGAAACAGACAGATATATACAAGAATTAAATTCTATAAGAGTAGATGGGAGGATCTTAGACCCAACTACTGTTGAAACTGTATTAAAAGAGAAAAGACAGAATGCTGTTGGAGCAATGTCCGAATCAATTAGAAATAATGAGATATCGTATATAATAGATTCCTTTGAATCATTAGGTATAAGGATTGATCTTGACCCAATGGGTAAGCCTCAAATACATAAGACTGCTGTTGATCTTTTAGAGAGTATTAAAAGTAATCATTATAGAGTAGATGAAACAGGACAAACTAAAAATATATATGTAGATTCAGCCTCAGCATTACACAATGCTATTATAGAAGCACAAAGATCTGGATTTGTATCTATAAATTCTGATAAAGGTGGACAACTCTGGAGAGGGGCATTGCCTACAGAAGATCAATTATCAAGATTTAATGCCTTATATAAAACAAATGCAGAAAAGATGCATCAACTTACACTTAGTGAAGATGGTTTAAATTGGAGAGAAATTGTACCTCATTACAGTTCTCCTGAATCTGGATTCCCTGATCCTAATATAATGGCATCAAAGCCAGTTTGGCATGCTATGCACACATGGGAACTTCATGAAAGAAATAGAAAAGCATATGAAATATTTACAAAATCTGAAGGGAATATAGACAGGTACAATGAAATAATTGGTGATATATATTCAGGCAACGAGCGTTTAGAGTTTACAGCTCAAGATTTAGTTAACGTCTCAAAAGAGAATATGCAAGCGTTAGAAAATTTAAATTTATTAAAAGGCATGCTATCTCCAGATATTGGAACTGGCATAAGAGAGATTACAAAAGCACAGTTTGAAAAAGTTGAGCAGAATATTGTAAAAGAATTAGGATCATATTCAGGTGAAACTCTACTAAACAATCAAGAAGTTTTATCTTCCTTTATGAGATATACTGAGCAACAAATAACATCAAAATTAACTGGAAATCCTAATCTAGGCACAGGACTAAGAAGAGCTTTAGTTACAGCACTTAATGCTAATAATCCTTTTGCTTATAGAAAAGGAAATGTGCTGCATATCGTTGAGGCAGACAAGATAGAGACCTTATTATTGCAGTATGAAAATACTGGAGGTCCAGAAAAAAATGCAATCACAGAGCAAACAAGAAAGCTTATAAGAGACTATAAGCAAATAGTAGAAAATCCATTAAAAAGAAATCTTACTGATGTATCTCTTATTAGATTTAATAGAGATAATATTAATTTAGAATATCATTCTCCGCAAGAGATTAAACAGTTTATGCAAGAGATGATTGTCAATGCAGACAGAGTATCTGCTCTTGATTTAGAATCTTTAATGTATGTTACTTCAGGCTTAAATAAAACTATTAAAGATGTGATTACAGAAAGCCAAAAATTAGTAGAGTCAGACGGAACTATAAATAAGGAGTTGAGTTCTAGAATTTCCGATCTATCTTTAGAGAATAATAATTTACTTGAGTTATTATCTATTTATCAAAGTCAAGATAATATTATAGGATTCAGGTCTGTATATGATAGAATGCATAAGCTTAGTGATTTGAATCAGAAAATGCAAACAGATTCTAATGTACCAGATGCATTAAGAGATTATACAAATACGCTTAGAGATTTTATAGTAGAGCAGCGAAAGATACAAGAACAAAAATTAAACTTTGATGAGATACAGGATATTAACAGTTATACTGAATCTATTATTGATAACTTAAGAATGACAGATAGAAGTGGAAAGATTCATGCTGGTAATACATCTATATCAGACTCTCAATATGCTGCTAGATGGTTTAATAATGATATGACTAAGGTTGAGCAATTTAAAAAGAATCCTATTGAGCTTATTAGAGGCTTAGAAAAACTAACAAAAGAGCAAGAAAGAATCATAAAGCTTGTAGATGATGCATCTATATCTGGAGATCCTATATCAGGGTTTGATCAATTACAAAAGATGTTAGGTATGACACATGAAAATTATATAGATATATTCATTAAGCCTGTTGTTGAATCTCAAAAAGCTTCTATTGAAGCTAAATGGGAATTGTTACCACCAAATGAAAAAGGGAAGTCTACTTCAGAGCAAATGTATCAAGATTTTGTTATGGATACTATGTTCATAATGCAATCGGGTTTAGCTAATACTAAATTTCCTATGGCAGTGTTTAACAATGGAGTATTAGAATTATCTCATGCAAATATATCCACTTGGAATACAGGCATTGTGAAGTTGGAACAAATGCTTGGATTGCAATCTGGTCAATTATTATTAGCTGGGAATAGATGGGCCAATGAAAGAACTATTAGAACTAGATTAACCCCTGATGTTATGAGAGAGCTTAATAGTATAGTAGAGTCTGGTGTTGGAGCTAATATTAATCCTAGAGATATATTATCAACTGGAGATAAAGCTATACTTGAGCAGTTAGGAACATTTGGTTTTGGTGATGGCAGAAAAGGTACAGCCCAAACAAGAGCCATAACGCTAGATGAAAAGACAATGGTTTTCTTACATCAAAATGCATTTGATAAAGTTATTCAATCCTGGTCTTCTCCTACCTCTGAAAATAGAAGGAAATTTGAAATTGCTGTTGGTGATAAAGCTAAAGCAGAGGATTACTTGAGAAGGCAATTAGGAGCAGAAATAGATAAAAACGGAAATGCAAAGATAAAAACTACTGGAGATAATGCAGAACATATATTATTAATGACTAGAATGCTAGGGAGCTTTCATGATGATTTATCTAATGTAGTTAATAAAAATAATGATATTGCAGATGTAAGAAAGCTTATGAAATATCTAAAGTTAGATAGTCCAAGAACAGGAATGGCATTAGATAAGACTACTGCTGACTTTGCTAAAATTTATTTAGATAGAATGCTACCTCAAGATCATATACTTAGAGATGGTTATGATACATTTTTAAAGCATACATTTAATCCAGATGGATCTATAAAACCTCAAAGAACATTAACTATAAGAGATGAAGGTGGAACTCCTCAAGAGAAAAAAGCAGCAGAATCATTTTTTAATACTCAAGTTAGAGGAATGAAAGACTTAACTCAAAAATACATCAAAGAAAGAGGAATGTCTGAAGCTGAAGCCAGAAATGAAGCTGAGGCTCAAATGGAAGTTTACGAAAATATTAATGCATCTATTGTTAATGGTGAGAAATACTTATCATTGCCTGAAATGACTTCAATATTAATGCAAAAGGGAGCAAGGTCTGATTGGTTTACTCGCGATGAGGATGGAAAAATTACAGGATTTAATGTCGTTGTAAAGCCTATTGAGCTTGATTCTCGAATAAATATTTCTGATGGTAGTGCTACTGTATATGTAGGAAAGACTGCATATAAATATGATCCAGTTATTGACTCTATGATGAAAGATTCAGATGGGAATTATATGTTTGACTCAATTACATTCAAGAGTGCTGTAAAGAAGAATGCAGTTAAGTCTAGTGCAGATGCTGAATATCAAGCTAAAATATTTAATCTGCCAGAAATATCAAGTAATGATTTAAGGGTAGGTTGGAAAGAGCATCTTGGAGATTTGATTAAGAACAATATCACATCTGACCATATATATGAACTGCCTAGAGAAGCTATATTTATAAAGTCAATAAGCGGAGAGCATGATGCTACGATGTCAAGTGCTTTTACAAACTTTTTTACAAAAGATGCTACAGACGCTATAAATTCAATTACAGGTTCTCAAAACTCAGTTAGAGATGTACTTGAAAGGCATGCTCAGTTAAGTGAAAGCCCATTTGCTAGCAGGAAAATAGTTGAGCATTTAAAAGGTATCAATTATGAGCATGGAGATAATTTAATGCAAGTAATGGGTATTGAAGGGATTATACAATCAGGAGGTATTCCTTCCTTTGAATATATGGCTCCTCAAATTGAAAAGATGGTTGTATCTGAATATCTAGGAAGAAGAAACTTTACTTCTAGCCAAATGAAAAATGGAGCTTATGAAGCAATGACAGCTGGAGATGGACTTTCGATAGGGATAAGAGAAGGTGGGACTCAAACATCTTTTGGGGGAAGTGGAATGTCATATTATTCTTGGAATAAGCCTATATCTGGGCTGTTCAAAGGTAATAATGAAGGTATAAGCTTAATATTTAATGTTGATAAATCTTTAGCAGCTAAGTATAAAGAGTTCGCTCCTATGGGCATTAAAGAAGGAGTTGACTTAGTATATACTTTTGATGGACAATTAATGGGGCCTGGGTTAGATGACATTAGATTTGGGATTCAAAGAGATATAACTGCAAAAAAGAGAAAGGCTGCCGATAGTAAGCTTCTAAAGCAGTTAGAAAGTGATATATCGAAAGATTATAAAGAAATAGTTGATAGGGCATTACAGTCTGGAGATGTTCATACTATCGGTGATTTTGTAATGTATCTTGATGGAAGAAGAGGAGAATCAATAGATCCTAATCTAGACTTTAGAACTACTAATAATACTGCATTCTCAATGGCAAAGACTATTGCCGGTGGAAACTCATATAAGAATATACATTTAGCTAAGGTTGACCTTAGAACTCCAATGGTTGGGGCTAATGATAGGGTTATTACTAAAGTAGAAAAATTATTAAATCATAAAAAAGGCCCTGTATCAGAGATGAATTATTTAGATGTCATTGATACTCAGGATGCAGATTTTGATTTAGATAAATCTTCTAGCTTTTTTGCATTGCCTGGAAAGGTTATTAAAGAGATTTATAATTTCTCTGGCTATCAAGATCCTGCTAAAGATGTATTCTTTAAAGTGCTAGAAGGAATGGATACTATATCTGGTGTAGATGTAGAACAATATAGACTTGACATGATGGAGTTAGCTGCAAAGAGACCAGCATTAGTAAGGTCACATTCTGTTTCATCGTTTCTGTATCAACTTGCAGCAGTAAAAAATAAAGAAAATGAATTGCTTCCTGGATTAAGGCCAGACTATTATCATAAAAATTCTGGAATGGAATTATTTGAACATGAAGGTAGAAGATCAACATATACTGTTAAGTTTAAAGGTGGAGCCCAGTTTGTTGATGCTATACAAAATACTAAGTCTTTAATTAAAGAGACTATAGATATATATAAAAATCCATCAAAGATAGATCCTAAGCAAATAGAAAATATGCTTTACGAAAAAATAGAAGGCATGTTTGAAATATATCAGACAAAAATGGGTGCAGGTGATCTTGGACAAGTAGTTCAGGCTGTAGATGTCACAAATAAAGACTTCAGAAAGCTTCATTCGAAAATGGTTAGGGAAATAATGCTGCCTATTGCTGAGATATTTAATATTGCTAATATGACAGAATATATGTCTGACGGAAGCAGAAGGAAGATGAGTCTTTGGGAAGTTAATAATGCTTTTCAATCAGCAAAAAGAAAAATAAGCTTAGCTGGTCATAATCATTATAAGGGCAAAGACGGTTCTTTTAACTTAGGAGACAGTAATGAGCTTAAAGTTTTATCTAATGATATATTAAGGTTTTTAGGGGATCAGAGATTAGGTGGAAGTAAGGACATTGGTGGTGCTTCCTTAGGCCAATCAAGTCATCCATTAATAAAAGGTTTGATAGCTATAGAAAATAGCTTAAGACAAAATTTCAAAAGAGGTATACCATCTGGAAGTGATTTGGCAAGTATGATGGCCTCAAGTACTCCTGTATCAAATGATCGGTTTAGTTCATATGTAAAGAAGACTATTAAAGATCGGGATAAATGGGCTGAAATGGAGTATGTAGCATGGGAAGTAGAGCAAATTGAGAATGTATTAGATAATTTAAGAATGCATGGTAGAAGAGGTGGCTCTATAAATAAAGATAAATTTGAAACCTTAAAGAATATGAGAGATAATAGGAAGCAATTAGTCTCGGAGTTTAATCTTAATGCTACTTATAGTGAAAATAAATTTGAAGTTAAAGATAAGGCAGGTAGTACAAGAAGAAATTATCCTGTTTTAAAATTCATAAGAAACAAGAATGACAAGAGTGCTACTGGCTATGATGTTTTCCCTATCAAAGAATATAAACCAGGTCAATTAATTACTTATAGAAAGGGAGAAATATTAGCTCAGAACTATGCAAAAGTAAGAATAGAAAATGGAAATGTTTCAGCTCAAAGAAGAGCAATGAGTAGAGCTTTTGCAAGACAGATAGTAACCGATATTGAGTTAATGCAAGTTAATAGTATAGTAAAAAAGTATAAAAAAGATTTAAATAAAGCTTCAAAACTATTAACCCAAGATGGAGCAACATCATTTAATAAGTTTGGGGTGGTTACAGAGGCTCATCTAAGAGTCCTTTCAGATGCTATCAAAGATATTCAAGGGCTATCAATGTATGGTAGATCTGAAGTTATGACTAAACAATTATTGTACAATTTGCTAGCTCCAAAAGTAAGAAAAAATACCTACGATATAGTAGGATATAATGCACTTGAGGGTAGAAGTCAATATGTTCCTAGCTTTCATCAAAATAAATATAATGAAAGATTAGTCTTTTCATTCTTAGATAGAGCAAAAACAGATGATTCTTCAGACTTAGGAAAAGATATTGCAGGCAGGCTACATAAAGATATAGTAGATAATCACATGAAGGCATATATGTTAGAATATAATCCTGCATTAAAAGGAGATGCATTTAAGTTTCAAGGAGCTATGCGTGATCCTTCTGACAGAGGTATATTACCTAAGCCTAAAACTCTTCCTGAATGGGCTTTAGATCCTAACTTAGATAATACTGCTAAAAATGTTATGCTGTCTTATTTAAGCGGTTCATATTTTATGGATCCTGTAGAGCTATATAGAGCTACATATAATCTATATGGGAATAAATTAAATGAAGTTCCTAATCCTACTGAAGTTATTAGGTTTATGAATGAATCTTGGAAAGGTGTAGATAGAATAGATATAGATCCAGATGGACATTTTTTTAACAGTAGATCAATATATGAAAAAGGTACTAATTTCCAACTTCAAAGTAAAGGCAAAAACAATGCAGAGTTTGAATTAAAGCAAAAATACTTAGGAGAGTGTTAATGAATTGTCTGACAACTGATCCCATACAAAGAAAAAGATTTGATGAGTTTCTTAAAGTAAGTAGAGAACTAGATAATAATTATAAGATAGTTAAGAATGGAGACAATACAGCAGAAACAGCAGAATGGCTTTGGAGAAAAGCTAACAAGAACAAACCATTTGATCTTGATAATATTAAGATAGAACCATATGAATTAAAGAGATACAAAAGAGAAGTTAAGAACTTTGTAAACAATTATGGTCAAAGTAAATCTTTATTCTCTCGATACTTTAAGCTTCCAAAAGCTTTAGTAAGAAATGTAAAAGGAGGAGAAGAATTTTATAATAATGTAGCAGAGACTCTATCATTCCATCAAAGACAAACAAAGGAAAGTGCTCAACATATTAAATTTATGATTGATGGATTATACGGAATGATTAAAGATGCAAACTGGGATAGCAAAAAGTTCAAAGAATTTCAACAGCTAGAAAGAAATTTAATAGGGGCTAAAACTCAAGAGCAAAAAACAGCAATGATTAATCAGCTATTTAAAATAGTTGGAAGTTTAGATAACAATAATACTCCTGTAGGGGGACAAGTATTGCGTAGGTTTCAAGGATTGCTAGATTTTTCAAAGCAACCAAAGAATGAAAATGAAAGAATGATACAGAGAGAATGGAATATAATGCGTGCTAATTCTATGCAAAATCTATTAAATGGAGCTACTATGGCAAAGATGGCTATAAGATCTAAGCTTTCATCATTAGAGGATGTTGGATATTTAAATAAATCTATTGACTTAATACAAGAAAAGATTGATCATTTATTAGTGCAATCCAGCAAGGATAAATTGCTAGCTGTTCCTACTGGTGAAAACTATGGATTTGAAATGAAAGTTTTTAATCCAGAGACAAAAAAGAATGAGCCTTATAGAGTATTTGATAAAGAGACTGGAGAGTTTGCGGTAGGTGTCAAGAAATATTCTCCAAGTTATGTGATTGAATTAGCTGATATAGTATCTAATATATCAGAGTATGCATTAAATAAAGATAAGACTAATTTTAGGTATGATAATGCTGAAGCTTTATATAGAGATGCTCAACGCCTTATGGAAAGTGATTTAAATACAACTAGATTAAAATTTAAAGCTCCTGAAACAGATTTATATTCATCTCTTGATCCTATATATTATTTAAATAAATATGCTCATGATGTAGCTAGCTTTAATTCAAGGGCAAGAATACAATATGCATTTAGTGAAGGTACTAAAACCTTATTTAAAGAGCTTCGCAATAATGCTGATATGAAAGGTGGGGATGTTGGAGATTATTCTCGTGAGATGCTATCTATTCTTACTGAGATTAGAGATTCTGCAATCAATCATCATAAAGGATCTATGGATAGCATGGACCATATGGTTCAGATTATAAATGGGTTTGAGTATATATCTAAGTTAGGATTTAGTGTAAGAGGAGCATTAAAGAATAGGACTCAAGGATTATATAATTGGGTTTTCTTTGGAAGAAAAGGCTATAATAGATCTAAAGAGTTTTACGAAAGAAGTAATAGAGAATATGATCCTAGCGGTAAAGAAACTGGAAAGGCTAGAGATAATAAAGCATTACTTCAAAGGCAATTAAGAAGATTTGGTTTAAAGATGGGAGACAGGTGGACAATGACATCTGCTGCTACAGGTGGATCAATGGATATATTATATGTTCCTGAAGGATTTACCTTAAACTCTGTAGGTAAAATTATACCTGAAACAAAAGGAACCACTTTAAAGAGAGCTTCATTAACTGCTGAAAAATTTACTAATTTTGCAGCAAAACCAATGGCATGGGCTGAAAATGCTAATAGGTTAAATACTTTTAAAATTGCTTTTGCAAATGCTTTTATGATAGAACAAAGTAGATATGATCATCATGCAGCCAACTTAAGGAAAAAGCTTGGAAGAGAAGCAACAAAAAAAGATATATATGACAAGATTGAAAACGATGCAGGCAATGCTGCTAATGATATGGTTAGAACTTTACATTATGATTATGATACATGGGCAAAGGCTAAAATACTTAGATCTAAAGGTGGTAAAGTTATAGGTCAGTATCAACATTTTAAGTTTGCATTTTTCGATATGCAATATAATCTTATTAAGGATTTTGCTAGAGATGTTAAAGATTTTAATTTCAAGGAAAGAGATCCAATAACTGGAGAAATGGTAGTTAGTGAAAGTTTTTCTAGGATGTTTAGAATGGCCTCTATTTACACATTGCTTCCAGGTTTAGCAGGATTAGCATTTAATAGTGATTTAGGAGGAGTATTTGGTGCCTTTGGTAGTCCCTTTAAAGAAGACAGGGCTGAAGAAGGAACTCAAAGATCTGGAGTATCAATTATAGAAAATCCAATTATTGAAGATGCTTCTAAGCTTTATAATTATATATTTTCAGATGATGAAAAGGAAAAATATGCTGCGTATTATGGGAAAAATCCTATAACAGGTAATCTTGGTCCTTTTATAAGCGATATATTAACAGCTGCTGAATTGTTAGATTTCCTTGATCAAGCTTCTGGTTCTCCAGAATATGAAGAGCATAGAAACCTTAATTATGACCCATCAGATCCTGATTGGTGGTATAATGTTGCCCGTATATTTAGCATACAGGGAGCCAGAACAGGATGGCATACAATGCCAGCTCTTATGAAAGGTCAAATGGAAAAAGCTTTAAGGGTTGAATCTGGTATCTTTCAACCAAGGTGGATGAAAAATTGGAGAAAAGGTGTAATGAAAGGTCTTGCTGATAAAACCTATAATCAGATTCCAATACTTCCAAATGTAGATATAGATAGTAAGAGTTCTGCTAAAGACAAGAGAGTAAAGGCTGCTGCTTTAGCTGCTTTAACTAGACTATAGGGAGAATTAACTCCCTATAATCTATTGGTTTGTTAACTTATCTTCTTGGAGATTTTAAGTTCTTTATTCTTCTTTCTAAGCTTGACATAAGATCATAATAGTTTGTATCATCTATTACATTTATATATTTCACTGATTGTGAAGCTATATCCAAGAGATCTTGTTGCATTCTATATATCCATCTTTCTTTTCTATTCATTTTATTCCTTTATTAAATCAATAAACCTATCTAATTCTATCACAGCATAGACCTTACTGCGATTTCTTTTCATTACCAAAACAGGATCTCTATCTTCACTATTTTCATCGGCTTGTTCTAAAGATTTCCAAAGGTCTAATCTCTCTTTATTTTTACATTCGAAACTGTACTTAATAGTTTTACGAGCAGCTGGAGAAAGGACTATATCTTCTCCAGGCATGCCCATCGTTTGTGATTTAATATCATCCTCTTCCAATGAAGGGAATGCTTTTCTTAGAGTATCTCTTAATAAGTTCTGTAATCTTCTACCTTTTGCTTTTGCACTTTTTGCAGACATATTCTTCTCCCTTTATTAACCATTGATCTACCAACCTGGCATCTAGCTCTATAGACGGCTTAGACATCTCAGGGGGCGCACTGTTTATACTGTTCGATCCTGTTATTGTATATGCTATCAGTCTTGCTATCGATAACATTATCTCCTCGTCCAAAACCACAGTCTTCGGAAAGCCTTTTAAGTGCCTTTGTAATTGTTTCATCATTTGCTCCTTCTAATATATGATTAATATCTTTAGAGTCTCCCCTCATTTGTTCTCGTTTTAACACCCATTCTAATGCTTCTATCCACCCTTGATTGTGTGCCCATTCCATTTCATCCATAGGATGATGAGGATCATCACGATGCTGTATTTCTTCTACCAAAGCACACTCTATTTCTAACTTAGACTTCATTAAAAAACTCCTTTCTTTTCTTATTCTTTGATCCAAACTCTCTAATCGCACATTTTTTACAAATCTCATATTCATATGGATCTACTAATGCTTCAATTGCTTTGTGTTGGTGGCGTATAAAATAAGGCACTGGCTTCTTCCATACACCACCACAATCTTCACATTTGAAATTAACTCTTTTTCTTTCTGGGTTTTTTACGTTGTTTGAGTTCTTCAATTTGTAACTCCATTTCATTTAATCTAAAGTCAAAGTCAAGTATTCTTTTTTGAACTTCTTCTTTAAAGTCTTCTATTTGATCTTTCCAATCTACAGGAGGATGAGATTTATCTTCAAGACTTTTCAATCTAACAAAGATACTATCCATTGCATCCCTATGCTCTGTTATTCTATCATTTACACTCATATAACTTCATCTCCTACTGTTTGTGATGCATATTTTACTTCTCCAGTTTCTGGATTAAACAAGCTCCCATTTTTAATCTTATATTTATCAGGGATTAACATCTGATTTATATCTTTACTTGTAATATGATCCTCTGAAGTCATACCCCAGAGAAGACAAAGATAGACAATTGCGTCTTTTATCCTCCCTGTAACATCTTCTCTTTGAGATTTATGTCCATTTATCCAAGAGTTTATACCATCAATATGTTTTAATAAATATACCATTAATACTTTTTCTTTTGATGTGTTTAAGCTTTTAGCTACTCTTTCAAAATTTGCAAAGACATTATCTTCTGTATGAGCATATTCTTTTTGCCCCTCATCTCTTGTGCTTTTAATCTCTTTAATGATATCAATAAATAGTTCATCAAACTTCTGCTTTTTCATATACTTCCTTTCTTATATTACTATTATTAACTGTTAACTTTACATCTAAATGCTCACGTTCACGATTAGCTTCACATCTCACTCTTAATTGCTCTATTAAACCTGTTGTAATGCTTTTAGAAGGTATAACAGATAACAATTTATTAGTATTATATGCAGTCCTAAATGAACCTTTAGCTGAAGCAATGTCCATATTACCTTCATGGAATGCCGATTTAGTTATTTCACTTACAGCGAATACAATTATATTATGCCTTACTGCTAATTCCATCATAGCTTGAGATGCTTCTTCTGTCTTCATATTAGGATCTCTTTGTTTAGATTTAAACAATCCCATATGATCAACTACAACTATCTCTGGTTTAACTGGAAGCATAGCAATACGCTTTTCTAACTCATTAGCATAAGGGCATGAATAGTCTACTGTCAACCATTTAAATCTTTTATCCATACCATTTTGCATTTGCTGATAATGTGATCTCAACTCTTCTTCTGACCAGCCCATTTCTATTTGTACAAATCTAGACCATATCTGCCTAGGTGACATTTCCATTTCTATAAAGTAAGTCGGCCTCTTTAATCCATTCATTACATTCTGCAAGAACATAGTCTTCATAGATTTAGGAGGAGCTTGTATTACAACAACTTCACCTGGATAAATTGGAAAGTCTTCACCTGGGAATATATCTCCTAAGTTTATAGGATTAACATCACTACGTAAGAAATTAATTAAACTTTCTTCCATGCTTTGTGCATCCATAACAGATTGACTTTTCTTTGACTTAAATAGTTTACAAGTTTGGCTGCAATGTTTGTCCATTATAATATCACTACATCCATATCTATTTCCTTGTCCACCATGAGATTCATATGAACTCTTTATTATGCTTGCCATTTCCTTTTTTGTAAAAGGACTTTTAGGATCATCTACTTGTTCTCTCCATTGCTCCATAATGATATTAACAACTGATTCAGGATATAACCATCTAAACCAAGCAGAAATACGTAAAGCAGTAGCATGACGCTCTCCCTTTGCATTACTACAAAGCATACTAGATATACAAGGATAATTAACTGGATCAGGATTCCTACCCTGATTAATAAACTCAGGTGTTTTAACTTCATCTTCTTTATTCCTTTCTAGTACATCAAATACTGGATCACATTCAAGTTCAAAATCAGGAATATCTCCAGGTTTATATGCTATTTTCTTTATATCCTCGTTGATATTTTCTGAATGGAGTATAGACATAGGAACAATACATTTCCAAAGCCCAGCCTTTAAATTCTTCGTATTATTGACCCGTATTAACCTTATTTTATCAGTCACTGACGGATCAGCATAATCAAATATACCAGCATTAGTTAATGCATCTTTCACATTTAAATGTAAATTCTTATCTGGCTTCCATCTAAATGCTGTTCCTGGTATTCCAAAATGAAACCCCTTATTGCCACTAAAATATAACCTAAATGGTATTTGTAAATCATCTAATAAGATGCTTAATCCTAATGCCTTTTGCCTGGCATCTTCTAATTCATTTTCTCCAATACCATCTACATCTAATATAAATTCATCTGGTATATATACAAGTCCATCAAAGCCTGATAAAGTATTGTTCTTACTAAAGTAATTTGTAATATTTTCATCAAAATCATATAAGGACATAAATGTATCTTTATCTATATTCATCCAATTGCATACATCTCCAGCATCTTGGAAATAATGTCTTTGTGCTAATCCAAATGCAAATTCTTTTATCATTATGTCTCCTGTTAAATATAAAAACCCACTTACTTTGGGTCCCCGAAACGATCCATTCAGTGGGCTTTTATATATTGTTAAAGATTAAAGAGGGATATCGCTAGCTATTGATTCTTCCTCATGAGTTTCATCTTTTAGTTTTGGTTCAATCCATTTAGTGAAAAATGTTTCAGCTTTAGTCTTAAAGTATGTAACATCTTTTTCATTAAACTCTTCTACCAGATTTTTAAATGGCACTGGAGCAACTTGTCCAAGTATTCTAGTATATTTTCCATCTTTATAGAAATATACATTTACTGTTTTCCCATTAAGTTCCTCAGGTTCATCATTCATTTTAATTACTGTTTCACCAGTAGCACTTTCTAAAGCATCAGTAATACCTGCATTAGAAAATCTAAATAAATTGCCAATTGCAAATTCTTCTCCATCCTTACCTATTTTTTCATATATACGCATATTAAAATTGTCAGGATAAGAATTAAACCATACATCTATATATTTAGATCCATTATCTAATGTCCCATATTCTGCTTTACTTATTGTTACTGTATGCCAACCTTCTGTCCATTGGCCTGTACCTTTTTTTGGTAGTGTAAATGTTCTTGCCATTTATCTCTCCTTTATTGTTTTCTTGGTGCTTTAAGAGTAGCACTGTTACCATCATCGTCTGCTTGAGCTACACCGACCATAGATGATAATAAATATCTACGTCCATATGTAGTAGCAGCACCAACACCATGAGCATCTTTCTTTGCTATAGGCATTCTTATTTCGCTTTTAATCCACTCACCTGATGAATGCATTAACATGCTTGTTACATAGAATCCATTGTCATTTGAATCCCATCTATTACCTTGAACTAATGCAATTCCATTATTGTTTAATGCAGGCATTGCTACTTCTAATACAGCAGATAAGCTTGCATATTTACTATTAAAGAATGGATTAGTACTTTTAGCTTCAATCATAGTCATTTCTGATTGAGCTTTAGCTAAGGCTCCAGCTATCTTGCCTATAGTATCTGACATTGTTTGTTCAATGAACTCATAAATATCATCATCTTGAGGCAAGTAATCTTCCACAGTAGTGGTTCCTTCTTCAGACATGTTTAGTCTCCTATTTAGGGGTTAAAAAGGGGGCAGATTTGACTACCCCCTAATAAATACAAATAAGGATTTGTGTTACGAAATGTGTTATAATTTACGAAACCATAACTGACTTATCCAATAACATATTAGGAAAGTTAAATGAAAATGACCTGTTGAAAGGTTGTTCAGTTACTAATTTCCTTACTGTATTTGCTATCATACTACCCGATAGATTAGAACAATAGCTTGTAGCTTTTGCATTGCAAGGCTCTGGGCTACCAATCTCATCTGAATACCAGGTCTTCTTGTATTTAGATACAGTAGGATTATCAAATACATATTGCTGATAATGTTCAGCTCCCATTCTACCATCAATTATATATAATGGTTTTATTCCTGGGATGCTGAATAATGCCTCTACTGCTTCTAATCTTGATGACATTGAATCAAATCCTAATATAACAATATCATTTTTACCTTGAGGTTTAAACTGAGAAAATCTACCATTAACTTCATTAATTTTAAATACTCCAAGTTTTCTCAAATGATTTGATAATGCTTCTACTTTAGGTTTGTCTATATCATCATAGGTATATTGTGATACACCTATATTTACTTCTTCTACTTTATCCATATCATATAAGCAAAATTGAGTTGCACCCATTCTTGCTATTTGAAGAGCTGCGGAACTACCAATAGCCCCACAGCCCAAGATATGAAAGGTAAAGTCTTCTAAGTTATTTACTAACTCTGATGATCTTGTATTTATCATTATTTTACTCCATATGATGCGTTCCATGATTTATAATCTAGCCAATCTTCATAGTGCTCATCGAAAAGAGGATCTATGGTTGGGTCTACGTTTATATATTCATGCGGTGTTGATAACATAACTTGATCTGAAAGTACACTCTCAGTTACAAGTTCTACCCTATAAGGACTTTCATAAGTGCTTTTAAGTAACTTATTTACATCTTTAGCCATCAGAATCCATCCTTCATATGTCAATCTGCCATCACAATATCTTTTATTCATCTCATCTACCATACCATAAGCATAAATATAATCTTCTGTGTCTCCAGATAACTCAGGATTAAACTTTAGACCACCAACTTTGGTATCCTTGGTATCCATTAGAGTCATCTGATTCGACTTTCCCTTGTCAACGTTACTCCATTTGCCATTTTTATATATAGATGTAGTATAATTATGAAAAATTTCACTACATTTATCATCAACTTCATCTTCTATCTTCTTAGGTACTTTCTTTTCTTTAGACATGATAGTTAGATCTACATCTTCATGTACCTCAAAAGGTTTCCATATTGAAACTCTAAGTTTATATTCTTCTTTAAGATTTACGACTAAAGCAAAGCTAAAATCTCCATCAGAATATTCTTTAATAGCAGTTAGGTCTGTGCCTGACCAGAAAGCATCCATTGTGTGATGACTATGCCACCATACAAAGCGAAAGTTTTTATTTTTGAGTTTACTTCCCACTTTAGTATAATATAAAGCTAGATCGTCTTTATCTAATACACAATTACTCCCGCTAATTTCTTGCTTAAGTATGACTGGATCCTTTAATTCCCAATCACCATCTTTATCTTCAATAGCTACTAACATACCGCCTATCTCAGATTTACTACTATTATAAGCTGCCTGAGCATAATTCTGGATTTTATTCCAGTCTTTTTCACTTATATAAAAGTCTTGATTCATCTTATCTCCTTAATTAAAATGGATTTACATCCACTGTGTTTATGCCTTGATACATTGCTAGTATTTCAGCTTCTGTTAATGTTCTTTCTCCCTCTTGATTAGCTACTTCTCTATTATTTTCTGTTGTTTCTGGCGGTATATACATAGCCCTATATGCAGCACAATTATCACGAAGAATACATTGATATCTATCGCAATATGATTCATCTTGTGCAGGCTGTGCTTCTTGTAATACTTCTGCATAGTTACAACCTTCCATTCTAGAAACATGACCTAGTCTTCCGCTTGACTCCCATACTTCACTTGCCATTTCAGGCCATATACCATGAAACATAGTTTCAAATCCATTTAAAGGTCCTGTTCTACCTACATTAAAGTTTTGAGTCCATATATTAATCCATGCAAACAAAGCTAATATATCGCCTTTCCATGCAGCTTCTACTATTTCACTTGTATAATCACCAAAGCATACATTATTAAACTTTGCAGGTGTATTTTGTCCTTCAGCGAAATTAACATTTAATGAATGATTCCATGTATTTCTGCCAATATATGGAAATAGTATATTTTCTTCTTGAGGATGAAATATAGCACCATTCCAATTGCTACTATGAGTACTTTGTGTATTTCCTTGTGAATATCTGCTAACATTTCTTATTCTATTCATTATATTTTTTATTAAATCAACAGATATAATAATATCTAAGTCTCCCATTGGAACATTTACAGTTTCACCTCCCATATTTATATTCATACAAGTATTTTCTAGATAAATGTGAAATGTAATAGCATGAACTGATCTTGATCTATCGCCACTATGTATTCCATGATAAATAGATATATTCATATTAGGATATGTTTCCATTGCAACATCTATACTATCAGATATAGTATCTCTGTATTCTCCAAGCACTCTATTTACATCATCAGTATTATCTTGAAAACAAATACCGCTATTCCTTAAATAATATAGTTTATTATCTATCTCTCGTATTTTAGTCATAAAAGCATCTACATACCATCTACCATTTTGTATTTGATTGGCATAAGTAGATACTTTATTCTTTTGAATAGTAATATTAGATAATCTACCAGCTTCATTCATTAACTTTTTATAGAATCCAGGTGCCCATCTAAATGTTGGCGTACATCTAAAATCAGTACCAAATCTTCTATTTAGCTCTGTAAACTTTTCTAACACTTCCTCTTGTGGTCCTAATGCTATTCTTTCTATAATATTATCTATATCTCGAATACCATCTAAGAACCTATTTCTTGCATCAAGCGTTGCTGCCATTTTTTATCTCCTTACATTTTGGACAATCCACTTTTTCTAATCCATAATGTGGAAAGTCATTATAATAACTGTATCCATTATAATTAACTGTTCTGGTTATTCTATAGGTTTTATGCCAAACTTTTCTGCACTTATTACAACTTTTCAATTTATCTATTCTAGTCTTCATCTTTTTCCTTTAAATAATATGAATACAATAATCCACAATCACTGTCTTCGTGTTCAACTTCTTTAAAAACATTTTGCAATCCATCTTCTAAAAAGAACTTATCATAATAACCAATTCTAAAATATAATTCATTAGATCCCGCACATGTATCCCATTTAAAATCTATTATCCCTTTCTGCAGGAGTATGTGTGTCATTAATATCTTGACGTGTTTTCGGTTTAAATTTCCAGACGTGTTCATTTTTATTATACTTACCTCCTCGTAACTTATTGGTTTTAGTTAACTTACCCTGATCAGTTAAAGTAGATATAGATCTTCTTATACTAGTTAGTGGCCAATTTTTATTATATCTTTCTACTAATAATACTTCTACTTCAGATGGACTTAATCCATTGTTTAGTCTAAAAGTATTAAAAATATCTAATATTATTTCATCTTGTGTTTTAGCTTTAGACTTTGAATCGTTTAATTGATCGCCTGTCTCTTTATTTGTATTATAATACATATGTCTCCTTTACCAGATTTCAAATCCACCAGATTCTTTACAAAATTCAGCAAATTTTACTACATTTTCAGTTAAAAATGGGTAATTTTGAGCCCATTTATCCCCAACTTTATCAACTGTTGCATCATATCCAGCTTTATGCAAGTCAACTGATCCATCTTGTATCTTTTCTTCAAGCCTTTTAGCTATTCTTTCTGCTTTAGCTTTACTTATTTTAACTCCATCATTAAAACATCCACCTTCAGCTTGCTTTATAGTTAATATATCGTCACATTCAATGCATATATATTGCCATAAAGGTCTCCAAAACCATACATTATTCCTAAAATATTCACCTTTTTCAGATTTTGCTTTTTTACCTACTATATCAAATCCCATTATTGTCTCCTTTTTTTACTTGCTAAGCTATTTATCTCATCTCTATTAACTTTTATATAATAATATAATTTATCAGGCATACGACTTTTAGGCATATTACTTGACAACCATATTAAATAATCAGGATAGTTATTTTTCATGTCTTTAAAGGATAACCCTTTATATTTACCGAAAGTCATAGTCTCATTTCTATAAGCATTAAATTTGTTACATTGACAATGACCTTTCTTTTTATTACAATTCAAACATGCTTCACAATTAAAACATTTATTATACATATCAACTCCTATTATCAATATTTATATCCACTAGCCATAGGACTTTACAGTTTTTTATAAGCAACTTGTAGCCTTATAATAGCAATTCGAAACAAAACACTAACGTCTTATTTTACGTGGTCAAGCGAAATTAATCACTTGAATTGCCTATGGCTCTTTATGGATAATAAGATACACCCCGGAGCTAATCTGCAAGATAGGCTAAAAAAGTGGGTCATAGCTTTATGCCGGGGTGTGGTAAGAATACCATAGTAACAAATTATGCAGTATGCCTCATAGACCGCACGTCGGTACGCATCTCACCTGTTTTGTTCTAGTCTAAGACCAGGCTTATCTATCCAGGCTCTAACTAACTGTGGCATCGATAATATCTTAGAAACTATGGTTAAATTTTGGGTAGCTTATTTTACATCCTCTACCCAAGGATTGAGACAGACTTTATTTTATACCACCAGTTTTATCATTATTTACAAATGCAATAATATCACCTTCTTGTATTTGATATGAATTATTTACATTTACTCCACCTACAGCTGCAGAAGCAGTAGAGCTAATACCCTCTTCTTCTCGCAATTCACTCATTGTTTCAGCACGTGTTTCTTTAGTTACGAAACCACCACCTGATAGTATTTTTACTGTTTTAGACATTTTTAGTCTCCTTATCTGATTTATTAACGTTAATCTCGCCAGTTACATTTCGTATTGAAAACTGACCCATTACATCAGCATGATTTGCTTCGCCAGTATGATTAACTATAGCGTCAACATATCCAGCTATGTAAACTTTTGCTTCCCCTTCATAAGAAAATGGTCTTAATGGTATATCTTCTACCTTACCTTTTTCATTTTTTATTGACATGAATACTATAAAAGGCTGAACTTCATTTTCCATGATTTCTCTCCCTATAAATTAAATTCTCTTTTTTGGTTTGTAATTCATATAATCTCTTTCTTGTAATATCCATTACCTCTTCTGTAATTTTTACCTTAAACTCAGTATATCCACCTATCCCTATTTTTTCAAACTTAGCTAATTGAGCTCTATAAAATGTAATAATATCACTTATACTAGTACTTGTACATCCTAGCATTACCTATCTCCTTATTTTATTATAACTGGGGCAAGAACTTGTACCAGGTGCTACCATGATATTCTTGTCTTGCCCATTAACCTCAATAGCTCAGTTTTATCAGATCTAGCTACTATAGGCAGTTATAATTATTCTACATTATCATTAATTTTATTAAATAGATTAAGCATAACCACATAGCTACACATACAGCTATCAGTGTGCCTAATTCTAAATAATCTTTGAAAGGTCTAAACATATTTTGTAACCTCCAATCCTTTTACCTTATCATCATTCATCTTAGCATATTCAAGCATTACTTCTCTGCCAAACTTCTCATCATTACTTTCATATACTAACATATTCATGTTTCCACAACATAAATCTTCTTTACTCCAATCATAAGGATCGCCACATGTAGGACATATAGCATGAATATAAACTGGTTTACTCATTTACTGTCTCCTTATTTATTAAATAATATTTACCTGTCTCTTTATTAAATGCAAATTGGACTAAATTATTCATAGCTTCTCTGCAATGTTTATTAAATGACATATGTGCTTTAATGTGTTGACTATTATTACATACCCACAAATTATCTTTATCAAAATTCATTTTATCCATATCTATATGATGTACTTTTTCCCAGTCTTCCAACTCTCTTCCTAATTTTTCTTCCATTACATCTCTATGTTTAAAGATAAATCTAGTACTTACCCACATACCTTCATCATCATAAGTTGATTGATACCATCCTGGATAACCATATTTAGTTGTTAAATTATCTTTATTAGAAAATTGTCCATTAGATTTTAATGTTTTGATTGTCCTGCTATTATGTATATAATGGCAAGTTTTACCTTTACCCGATTTATTTGGGCTTTCACATACTCTTGGTTTATTTTTTGTTTCTTTAGTCATATGAGATGTAATTGCTAGTTCACCACATATACAGCAATTATACCATTGATAATATTTAGTGTCAACGTATTTCTTCATTATTCTACCATCAGGTCTAGTATGTTCGTGAGGAACATCTCTCATTCTCATTACTTTTAATTTTCCATCAGGCAATTCCATTGGTCCTATCCAACCTTCTATTCTTTCATAAAATTCATCTAATAACATTGTCTTGTCTCCTTTAGTATTATTTCTTTATCAAATCGCACCATTTATTACAATTTAAACAATAGATCTTTACTTCTTTTTTATTATATCTATTTATTGTTTCTATTCTATTATATGATGATTTGCAACAATCACTAATATATTCAGGTGTATAATTCTTTATTTCAATGTATGTTGCTACTGCAGCAATTAATATTACTGACACCATAGATGTTGCCATTAATTTATTCATTATATCTCCTTAATTTAAAGGGGCTTGACCATCG